TAGCAATGGTTACGTTAGATGCGCTAGTAATACGACCTTGTGCATCTATGGTGACCTGAGAGACTTGGCTTGCAGTTCCATAAGAGCCAGCAACAACAGCAGTATTGGCAAGCGAGATATTGCCTGTGGTTGTAATAGGACCACCAGTAAGCCCAGTACCCGTGCCTACGCTCGTTACTGTGCCGTTAGTCCCACTACCACCGCCAATTGATACTACTGTCTTTAACATGATTACATCCCATCTCCGGGCGTGATATAGATAGTGGCGTTTCCACTAGCCGTAATGCCCGTAAAGTAAGCGTTTGGCACAAAGGTAAGAATCTCATCTGTTCCAGCAAGTAGCGGGAAAGATGGTCCTGTAGTCGATACAACCGCACAGTTGTTGGCAGCATCACTAGCGCTTGTGCCGTAACCGAGGAATACGACAACAGAGCCAGAGTTAATGATGCGGTATTGATTGCCACCAAGCGTAGTAGATACGCATTGCACAGCAGTAGGCGCAGCCGTATTAGCGAGAAACGCTACGGTGTTACCTAGTTTGGTAAAAGCATTGGTACTCATTATTGACTCGCGGCTCTTAATGGCGTTAGGTCTTCTGTTGTCCAGAATTCCTTGGCAAGCATAATCTTTAAATGCTCTTTGTTACGAGCCAAGCAGTCTGCCCAATCTTCGGCTGTCATGTCTTCTGGCTGTCCAGCGTTAATGAGGTTTACTGAGTCCATTGCGGCAGAGTAGTGCTGTGCAATTTGCGCTTGTGTGAGTTCTTCCATGTCTTATCCTTTCAGAGCCGCAAGTTCGGCTTTTACTGTATCTAGTTCGGCTTTTAAGTCTTTTATAGCGTTAATCATGTGCCATGTGAGGTTGTCTGAATTGACTGACAACACGCCTGTTGATTCTTCTTTTACGCAGTCTGAACACACTTCTTGCAGTTCTTGTGCGATAACGCCTAACTGAATGCCTTGCTTATCAATAACTGTATGTGCTGGTAATTCAGTTACTTCTTCTGCTGTGCGGTATTCAAAATTACGCACACGAATCTGACTAATGATGTCCAAACCTTCGGTGTTGTCTACAATGTTCTTTTTGAGTCGCTGGTCAGAAGTTACAGACCATGTCGCGGAATTGTTGCCTTGATAGCAACCACCACCGCCTCCATTGATATAACCAGTATTAGCACCTTTACCAGTAGCGCCATTACCAGAAACAATTAACATTTCATTAGAAACATTTGAACCGCTTGCGCTGGCAGAACTACCAATCAAAACATTGTATGCACCGCCAACCAAAGGATTAGTTGCAACACCAGCGTTTGTACCAACTAAAGTATTTCCAAAACCAGTTGTATTTGCATTACCTGCGTTATATCCTACTGCCGTATTACTAGAACCTGTAGTATTAGATTGAAGTGAATTCATCCCCAATGATGTATTGTTACTACCGCTTGTATTTGCCTGTAAAGTCTGTGCGCCAACAGCCGTGTTGTAATCCGCTTGGTTTACTTTAAGAGAATCAATGCCAACCGCAGTAGACCAACTTTGTGTAGTATTCCCAGCCAAAGCATTTTGACCTATTGCGGTTAGTCTAGTACCTGTTGTGTTTGAATATAAAGAACCTTGTCCAACGGTTGTATTTAATGTACCAGTAGTATTGCTATACCCAGCCTGATAACCTACTGCTGTGTTGTTAGATGCGGTGGTGTTGTTAAATAGAGCCTGAGTGCCGATTGCGGAATTGGCATTACCAGTGTTGTAATACAGTGCCGCATACCCTTGCGCTGTGTTGTCCGTTCCGCTTATGTTTGTGTTAAGAGTTCTATACCCAACCGCAGTATTGTTGCTTCCAGTTGTTGTGGAATAAAGCGCCCTTTCACCAACTGCAGTATTGGTTGCACCACTCGTATTAGCCACTAAAGCATTTAATCCAACCGCAGTATTTGTAGCAACAGAGCCTGCGCCTTTACCTACTGTTAGACCTGAGATAGTTGAGTCTGCACTTGTGGTAACAGAAGTTAATCCTGTTAGCGTTGTGATTGTGTTGCCCAACTGAACTGCGGTATTGCCGAGCGTAATAGCCGTAGCAAAGTTACTGTCCAACTGAGACAAAGGAATACTTGTTGTTGCGCTACCAAAGGTATATGGAACTGCCATGTTAGAACCTCACTCTTAATTCGTGTTCGTATTCGAACCCATTGATTACAAAACCCGCACCCGTTGATGTAACGGTCATGCCCAAATATTTACCCCATTGCTGTGCATCAGTCTTGTATAGGGTATACCCGCCACCACCATACCAAGTGATTACCACAGAACTGTTGTTTGTCCAAGAAATCACATTACTCAGATTATTAATCCAAGTGACTAATTCTCCAAGCAAAACAGGAGTGCTAGAACCTCTCTCAGAATCCACCGTAACCGTCAACTGAGCAGCGTTGGTTAAGGTAGCCTCTATGCCAACCTTCAAGGCTTGCTTGGTGCGTATCGGGTCTTTCATTGGATTAAGGGATGTCTGAACATAACTACTTATGTTAGAAGTCGAATCCGCATACAGACGCACACAAGAGTTGCCGTTTGTGCCGTAAAGGTTAATCTTGCCAGCCAAAGGAGCAGAGGCTATGTAAGCCAAGTCACTTGTTGCACTTGTGAAAAACCATTTTTTCTCAAAGAAGATAGCTTGGATATATCGACTAGAGCTGGAAGTGCCGAGTCCACCCGTATATTTGAAGTTGAAGGCAGCGCACAGAATGTTGTTCAACAACACCTGACCCGCATAAACAGGGCTTGTAAAGTCAATGTTAGGGAAAACCCCATCAAGAGCATCCGAGACTTTGGTCGTTGTAGAACCTACTAGAGCATAGATGCCGTAGTTGTTCATAAACAAAACAGACCTGAAATAAGGGTAAATGGCGTATGGCAACTTTGAGCCAACAGACGCACTCACGTTTGTATTGGTAAACAGCGTTGTGCCAGCATTGGTCACCCGAACATCTGAGAAGACGTTGATTGAGTCATCCCCAAAGATGTAGAGGAAGTTGTTAGCCGACAAGAGCTGAGTAATGTTGCCATGCAAGGTAGCGTCAGTCAGGGTAACCGTACCCGCAGAAACGCTCGTAAAGTCGCTATACGACCCCGCAGCCGAATAGGTGACTGTGCGTCCATTAGCTATCCAAACACGCCCTGAAAACGACTGGATGCCGACTACTGGCTCTGTATTAATGATTGCCTTGGCTGTGGCGTTAGTTCCACCACCACCCGTAATAGTTACAGTAATGTTAGAAGCATTGGTATATCCACTACCGACATTGGTCATCACGACTTGGGTAACGATGCCACCAGAAACAATGCCTTGACCAGCAGCATTAGCACCACCGCCACCAGCGATAGTGACAGTCAGGTTAGACGCATTGGTATAACCCGTGCCACCAGCAGTCACTAAGACTGAGACTGTTCCCGTTGCAAAAGTAGTAATTCCAGCTACTGCATTAGCACCAGAACCACCGCCACCATTAAAAGTAACGGTAGGTGAGCTTGTATAACCCGTGCCAGCTTCAGTAATTGTGATTGAAGATACCGCATTAGCCGTAATGGTAGCAACAGCCGTAGCCTGTACGCCATTAGCCGAGTTGGGGGCTGAGATGATGACTGCTGGCGCAGAGGTGTAAGCAGAGCCACCTTGAACAATGCCAATCTGTCCAACAGAGCCAATAAAAATTAGGTTTGTGCCATCCCAAGTAAAGTAACCCTTTGCAGGGTCACCAATCAGGATACGGTCATTTTTCCATTGGGAGATGTTGACCCCAGAACCGCTAAATGTTCCAGCAGCGCCAATTGTTCCCTTGGCATTTGTGTCCAAGCGCACATACTCAGCCGAGCCATCTGCTTCAAACGCAACCAAGTAATCAGTCAAACCAATGTTTGCTGAACAATAGAAAGTGACTGTATTAGAGAAAGTGACACTACCGACATTAGAGTAGGTAGGCGTAATCTTGAGGTTGCCATAGCCAATAGGCATAGCGTTCTCAAGCCAGTAAAACTCATCGTCTCCAATAGCCGTTCTGTTCGCCTTGGTGTTTACACCCTTGAACTGTTTGACAACCTCGTAGGATTTTTTTTGCTCTGCGGCTGCCATATCTTAGAACGGGGTTGAGTACGGGGTTGGTATCCTTCTTGTAAACACAGATACCAATACCGATTGAGTTTTTTGCTTGTACTGCTGCAAATAGATTTCAGCCTCACCAAACGACTGCTCGTAGTATTTGGCAAGATGAGCCGCATAGAACTGAACAACAGTATCGTATGGGTCATTGATAGTATCTGTATCGGTCAAATTGACCATAGCAGTTGGCAGAATAACCGTGTCCAAGTCAATTACATAGGCTTGGTCTGGTACTGGTCCGACATAAATTTGAGATTGACCATAAATGCTAAAGCAAATAGGTCGCTGAACATTGTTCTGCCAATAACGCAATTGAGCATTAAAGTCAGTCCAAGGTAAATACCGTAATGGGATTCTTGAGTTTCCCCAATACAAATTGATATTCAAAACATCAAGCGTCAACAAGCCTGAAGGCAAGGCAGCGTAGTTAATTACCTCACATGGTCCTGCATACTGCAACGTAGCCGTGCCATCTGTAAAAGTTGTTGTCGGTGGGTAGACGTAGTTGGCTGATGGATAGGGAGGCGAGGTCGAGCCAAGCACACCACCAGTTACAACTTTGTAAATATAGATGTTAGAGAAGACGTAGCTGTCAGTTGCTACGCTCAATCCAGCAGACCAGATGACTGGGTTGCTTCCACCCGCTACGGGAGGTGCTGGAGTTTGAGATACTTGAACAGTTCTCAGACACCCTGTGTCGCGCACGACACGCTCACGCGCACTATTGATGTAGCCTATTAGCTGGTCATTAGTGTAGAAGTTAGCTTGCGCGTCATGCAGCAAATATCTAACTTGCGTGAGATAGCCTTGGAGTGTCTGAGCCATGCGTTATCCATCGTGTTCAGAGTTGACTTTTCCCCCTACCTTCTTAGAAGGCAGAGGTACTCTTTCAACCACCGGGGATAACAAGTGGTTTTTCACAGGCGGTTTGTCAGAGATTTCAAATTTAGACAAGATTTTCAAACCTTCAGGAATGTCGTTTCTTGTTTGAATTAGCGACAACCTCGCCATGTAATTTTCTTTATTCGGGTCACCATGACCAAATATGTGACAAACGGCATCTTCTGGAACTTCCACCGTTTCCCCCACAGGGAAGGTATACGGCTTAAAAGCGTAGTTAAATGTTATGGGTTTTTCCCACTTGTTTGTCACATATAGGGTTTGCATGGATTAGAAGCTCACGACATCGCCATATACGCAAATGTCAACAGTATTGCCATTGTTAGCAATAGCATTGACGTTCACAAATAGGCATTGAGTTACGTTACCGGGAACTACGTTACTTGTGAAGGGTGCTGCCGCGTTAATGTCAACATAACGACCAACCGTGCTAAGTGCTGTCAGTACGGTGTTTGCCGTAACTAAGTTTGCACCATCACTTGTGGTTGAAATGCTGACGTTAGCATTAGACACATTACCAGAGGAATTTTGAAACGTAACTCTACGAACAATAATTCCTCCAGAATTGGCTACCCCTCCACCGTTGGTCAAACCGCCACCAAGAATAGGGATGGTAACAACTCCGTTACCAGCCGTGTTCAAAGTAGTAGCTCTTACAACGCCAATACGACCATTACTAAAACTATCTAAGTTTAGTTGACCGACTGCATCTGGATTAGCCATTTCTACTCCTTAGCTTGCGTAAGTGCTACCGACTGCCTGACCACCATTGGTAGCCAACAGAGTTACGGTATCAGCAGTAGCCGTTGACTTGGCATATACGTTCACACCATCAGAGATGATAACGCCACCAGTATTTGCAGCCATAACAGTTGCATTAGAAGAGCCGTTATAAGCAATCACAGAAGTGTTTGCTTGTGGGAACATGATATACACGCCAGCAGGAATAACAGTACCGTTGCCGGTGCTAGTAGACGTGATGGTTGTGGTTAAGAAATACGCGCCAGCCGTGTTGGTTTGCGCTGCGGCAAGAATGATTTTATTGGTGCTTAATGACATGGTTTATTGCTCCTTATAGTGACAAAGAGTTGTAACCAGACACTACTGCCATAGATTTTGGCTTGGTCGAAACCATTTCCGCAATCATCAAAACAGCACCGACATAACCGATTTGCCAGTTTGGAAGTGTGGACTCAAATCCTGTAAACACAAACGAACCTTGCTCATGGACATAGAGCGAGAGATAGTTAGTGTTCAGGAAGTACACAGTACCTTCTGGACAGTATGGGTCTGGATAGATTGGAACACCAGCAACCATCAAAGCGCGGAAAGCAGCTTGAGGACCGTTAGCATCACCATCAAAACCGCCACCGGGTGTGATTACATATTGTTCTTGACCAACAAAGTCTTGAGCAAGTAATGTCCAAGTACCAAATCCGCAAACACCAAAAGAAGGCACTTCAGCACCGTTCTTCACAGTACCAGAGATGTACTGCAAAATGTTTTGACGAGTTGGGTTGACGTTACCGGCTGTGTAAGCCTTTGACTGCCACCAACTGTATAAAGAACGGTTGATGTTGCCATAAATGCCAGAGGCAGAAACGGCAGCAGGGAGTCCTGTGAATTGTTGCGTGTTAGTGCTGTTGGTGTACAAGGCTGTAGCCATTGCATCCATCATCACGTTTGTCGCATCGTTCATACGGGCTTCAATCAATGGAATGATTGCAGCGTCTTGCTGAACAGCACCTTCCATACCGAGGAACGGCACGGGGGCAATCATCAGCTTCAGGTCAAATTCAGCATTGAAAGCACCTTGCTGGACTGAAGGCTGGTTGAATGAACCAGAGTAGTCAGACCATTGAGCGTTAACAAACTGAGCGCCCTGAACGGGAACGGTTACAGATGAAACACCACCAGAAGCAGTTTGACTGTTAGCAATCAAAGCCGCCATCAAGGGCGTAGAGTTATAAAGTTGGACGACCAGCTTCGGGATAAACGCACGCCGTGTAACGTAAGTTAACTCGGTGTACTGTGTACTACCCGTTGCTGGAACGATACCGCCACCTATAGGCATAGTTATCTCCTAGAAAAAAAATCCCCTGCTTACAAACCAATGGGTCGTGGATTTCTCCGCAACTCATTGAGCGCTTTCGAGGCTTCATCCCGTGCTGCCATTACTGGGTTCTTGTAGTATTTACCTAAGTCAAACTTAGCAACTGCACTTGGGTTGTAGCCAGTCGGTGTGGGTACAGCAGACTGTTTCATCCAGTCCCAGTATTCCGCAGCCGATTCGTGATTCGTAATGCCCTTATCAAGCATTATTTTTTCAACTTGTTCAATTTCGCTTTCGTCTCGAATTAGACCTTTTTTAATCAAACTCATTCTGCGTTTGTTAAGGTCGTTCACAGCGTCTTGTTCGCGCTTCTCTGCTCTCATCTGTTCAAGTTCTTGATGAACTTTAGAGACGGCAGAAGATGTGTGGTCTTCAATATCCAACTCAGGAATTACTAAACCGGGCTTGACTTTACGGGTCAGGCGCAGAATTTCTTTCCGAGTCTCTGGATTGTCAGACAACTCACGCATTAGCAACGCCATTTGGTCGCGCTGCTCAAAACTCATGTCTTCTAAACTCATAGTTATCCCCTAACGAAATTAAATTACTTTTTTACCGTCACCGGGCTTTTGAACTTGCATCTTGTTCTTAGGTCCAGTAGCGTTTGCACCGTCCAAGCCACCCAATTGAGAGAAGCGAGGAGTGTTAGTTACAACACCATTTTGTTGGTTGTTGTCTGTAGGTCTGCGTGGGTTATTAGCACCACGGGGTTTGAATAAATCCAAGATATTCTCCTTAGTGAAGATGTTTCCAATTTTTCCTGTCAACTATGTCAGCGACAGACTTACCTTCAATACCATAAATTCTTCCTAACTCAGAGAAGGAATATTTACCAGTATCAAACGCATCTCTTATCTCATAAACCTGAGATTGCAAAAGGACATTCTTGTGATGCTTTGTCCCTTTGGGGTGATTTCCTCTTTTGCGGCTCTCGCGGTCTGCTGCATTATCTTTGTATGAACCAAGATACAAATGTTCTGGGTTCACGCAAGCTGGATTATCACAGGTATGCAACACACACTTATCTTCTGGAACTTCGCCTTTGTAAAGTTGGTAAGAAACTCTGTGAGCGTGTAACCAACTTTTTTTACCATCAGATAGTTTTCCATATCCAAAATCAGTCGTTGCGGCAGTCCACAGATGACACTCGCAAAACGGCACAAGTGTTACCTTAGATTCAAAC